CACCGTAAAACTGCAAAAAGACAAACAACTTGCAGACCTAGATATTAAGGTACTGTTGCTTAAGTACCATAATGATGTGTGTCACACGGCCAAGAACTGGACGTATCAAGACGAACTTGACTACATCGTAAAGAATGAACGTAGGAATAAGTTCATAAGCAACCTAGCCATTGACCAGAAAGGGAACAGTCTGGTACTATTTCAATTCGTGGAAAAACACGGAAAGGTTTTGTTTGATATGATTAATGACGCTGTTGAGGAAGGGAGAAAAGTCTTCTATGTGTCTGGAGAGGTAGATGCGAGTGATCGTGAACAGATACGTGGAATAGTGGAGAAACAGAAAGATGCTATCATTGTCGCCTCACTTGGCACCTTTAGTACTGGTATCAATATTCGTAATTTGCACAATATCGTTTTCGCTACACCTAGTAAGTCGCAAGTCAAAGTCCTTCAGTCGATTGGCCGAGGTCTTAGAAAAAGTGATGACGGTTCTGTTACTAAGTTATTTGACATTGCTGATGATTTTAGTGTGAAGGGTCATCGTAACTTTACACTCAATCATAGCGGTGAAAGAATTAAGATATATACTAAGGAAGGGTTTAGATACAAAGTCTACCCAATTAAAATGGTATAGTATAATGATAAGACATCTAAAGTTAGTTTCTGGCGAAGAGTTGGTATGTGACGTTTTTGATGATGAGGTCGATAGTGATGAAATCGCTATTCGTCATGCATTAAAAATTGTATCAAAGATTCAGAACGGTTACAAGTACTATACCTTTAAGGCCTTTATGGTGTTTCAGGATGATCCGGATTCGTTCACTATCATTAGGGATGGGGCGATTATTGGATATGCAGAACCGCCTAAGGAATTGCTTGTCGAGTATAAGAAGGCCCTGCAAGAGATGTATGATCTGAAAACAGAAGATTCTTATAATGAAACCGAGCATACATTCAAAGGGGATTCGGATACGTCTAACGTGATTCCGTTTAATCCTACCCGACACTAGGGTATATTCTCCCCTGAAGCAGTTTAAAGATTATATCATACTTTTGAGGATTTGTCAAGATGAAAGTTGGATTTACATGTTCTGCCTTTGATTTGTTGCATTCAGGACATGTCCAGATGTTACGAAACGCAAAGGAACAGTGTGACTATCTTATCTGTGGGTTGCAAGTTGATCCCACTCTAGATAGACCAGAAAAGAATCAACCCATCCAGACCATTGTTGAACGGTACACTCAGCTTAAGGCTGTTGGTTATGTTGATGAGATCATTCCATACTCTACAGAGAAAGACCTTGAGGATATCCTGTCTATGTATCATATAGACGTTCGTATCCTTGGGGATGAGTACAGGGAGAAAGATTTCACGGGAAAGGACATATGTAAGAGAAGAGATATTGACCTGTACTTCAATGAAAGGTCACACCGATTCTCTTCTTCTGAACTTCGCCAAAGAGTTAGTCGAGCAGAATATGGGCTTGACAATGAGATAGTTAATGTTATATAATATGTCTAATGTGTATAGGAGTACCAGATGAAACCAAAAGAAAAACCGCATTATGTGAACAACAAAGATTTTTCACAAGCGGTAGTAGAATATTGTAAAACTGTTGAAAAGGCCCGTAGTGCGAAAGCTTCGTTGCCTATTGTTCCTAATTATATTGCGGAATGTTTCTTGAAGATCGCAGAAGGACTCTCACACAAATCTAATTTTGTTCGGTACACCTATCGTGAAGAGATGGTTATGGACGCTGTGGAGAACTGTCTCAGGGCGATTGAAAACTATAATGTAGAGACTGCTACTCGTACAGGTAACCCTAACGCATTTGCATACTTCACACAGATTTCTTGGTACGCCTTCCTCCGTAGAATTCAACGTGAGAAGAAACAACAGGACATCAAACTCAAGTATATCTCAGAAGCTGGAGTAGAACACTTCCTTGATATTCCGGAAGAGGCCGATGCTGACTTCTCAAACGTAATTCCATTCGTGGACGTTCTGCGACACCGTATTGATATTGTCAAGGAAGCGGATGCTGAATTTAAGAACTATGTTGAGGAAGAGAAGAAGCGCAAGAGACGTACCGTAAAAGTCGATTCTGACTTATCGGATTTTCTTGTATAAAATAATTATTGACATATAGTGATATTTTTGATATACTGTCAAGTATTATAGTCAAATAGGTATATTATGAAGATAGCGATTCTTAACGATACCCATGCGGGTATTAGAAACTCATCTGACATTTTTATGGATTATCAAGAACGCTTCTACTCAGAGGTGTTCTTTCCATATCTGTTAGAGAATGACATCAAACAAATCATTCACCTTGGTGACTATTACGATAACCGTAAGACCGTCAACTTCAAGGCCTTGAATCACAACCGTAAGATTTTCCTAGAGAAGTTGCGTAAGTATGGTATCACTATGGATATCATTCCGGGCAACCATGACACGTACTACAAGAACACCAACAATCTAAACTCTCTCAAAGAACTCCTTGGTCACTACATGAATGAAGTGAACGTGATCATGGAACCAACGGTGATGAAGTATAGCAACTTAGATGTTGCTTTGATACCTTGGATCAACCCTGAGAACGAAAAAGCAACACTTGAGTTTCTTGAGACGTGTAAGGCCCCAATAATCGGCGCACACTTGGAGTTGGTGGGGTTTGACATGCAACGTGGTATGCCCTGTCATGATGGTATGTCTCCCGCACACTTTGATAAGTTTGAAATGGTTCTGACAGGCCACTTCCATGCGAAGTCCACACAAGGTAACATTCACTACCTTGGGTCTCAGATGGAATTCTTCTGGAATGACTGTGGTGACGCCAAGTACTTCCACATCCTTGATACTGAAACAAGAGAACTTACTGCGGTGCAGAACCCTTTAACAATCTTTGAAAAGGTATACTATGATCATACTAAAATGAACAAGTTCAAAGACCTTCGTTATCTGGACAATAAGTTTGTTAAGTTGATTGTGGTGGATAAGGGTGACCTTTACCAGTTTGAACGTTTTGTTGATCGTGTTCAAAGCCAGAAGATTCATGAACTGAAAATCGTAGAAGACTTTAAGGAATTTATTGGCGAGAATGTTGGAGATGTCAACGTATCCATTGACGATACCGAGACACTTGTATACCAATACATTGACAATGTGGCGACTGACTTGGACAAGAACCGCATTAAGAAAGAAATATCAATTCTTATGACGGAAGCACAAACTATGGAGGTTTTGTGATGTCTCAATGGCATGGAGGAAAGGGGAGCAAACCCCGTAAAGTAAAAGATCAAAAAACCTTCTCTGATAACTGGGATACTATTTTCGGAAAGAAGATTGAAATGTGGGAACACAACTGTAAACATAATGGACTAATGTCTGTCGGTAAAGGCGAACCTTGCAATTGGTGTGGGGCAGAAGAATTAAGTCTTGACAAGACGGGTCAAGTATGCGATAATGGCCGTCCTGAAGTCAAAGAAGGCATTGCAGAGAAAATGCAGTATGATAAAGTTTGAGAAACTTCGTTGGAAGAACTTTCTTTCTACCGGCAATAATTTTACAGAGATTGATTTTGAATCGTCACCTACTACTCTGGTAGTGGGTCAGAACGGTGCGGGTAAGTCAACGATGCTTGACGCCCTTAGTTTTGGATTGTTCGGTAAACCCCACCGAAAGATATCCAAACCTCAACTAGTGAACTCTATTAACGGTAAGGGAACACTGGTTGAGGTTCTTTTCTCAGTCGGTTCTGTTAGGTATAAGATCGTCCGAGGTATCAAGCCCAATAAGTTTGAGATTTGGGTTAATGATAACATGATGAACCAAAGTTCTCATGCCAAGGAATATCAACAAATCCTAGAGACCAATATCCTGAAGTTGAACCACAAGTCGTTTCACCAGATTGTTGTTCTGGGTTCGTCTTCGTTCGTTCCTTTCATGCAACTTGCAGCAACTTCACGAAGAGAAGTCATTGAGGACTTGCTCGATATCAACATGTTCTCCAAGATGAATACGATTCTGAAGGAAAAGATGTCGATTCTCAAGGAGAGAATCCGTGAGAATGGCCATGATATTGAGATGGTCAAGACCAAGATTAATGCACAGAAGAAGTATCTTCGTGATCTGTCTGCCCTAAACACAGCACATCGTAAGGAGAAAGAGGCAGAGATCACCGCACTACTTGCGGAGATTACGACACTACAAGACTTCAACACAGAACACATGGCCAAAGCCTCGACACAACAGGAAGAGGTTTCAAAGAAACTTGAGAAGGTTTCTGCATCACGTGAGAAACTGTTGACCTATCAGTCTACCTTTAAGTCTCAGATTAAGTCTGTGGTCAAGGAAGCACAGTTCTTTGAAAACAATGAACACTGTCCTACCTGTGACCAACACATTGCAGAGGACTTACGTGAGTCTAAGAAGAACGATGCTAACGCACGTGCAAAAGAACTGAATGAAGCTATGGTCAAGTCAGACTCTCAGATGAGAGAGTTTGATCAACAGTTGTTTGAACTTCATGCTGAGATGGATACTGTCCGTGAATTGCAGAATGAAATCAACAATAACAATCAACAGATTTCCTCTTTGAACAAGAGGATTGAACGTATTCGTGATGAACTGAATTCTCTCTCAGAGAACAGTGGTGATCTACAAAAGGCTAATACTGAACTACAGGCCTTAAACTCTGAATTAGAATCAAAACAAAATGCCAAGTATACTCTACACGAAGACTATTCTTATCAGCAAGTAAGTGCAGAACTTCTTAAGGATACTGGTATCAAAACCAAGATCATTAAACAGTACCTACCTGTTATTAATAAGTTGACTAATCAGTACCTACAGATTCTAGACTTCTTTGTTCACTTTGATCTTGATGAAGGGTTCAACGAAACTATCCGTTCACGGTATCGTGACGCATTCTCGTATGACTCATTCTCAGAGGGTGAGAAACAACGTATCGATCTGTCTCTGTTGTTTACGTGGAGACAGGTGGCTAAGATGAAGAACTCTGTCGCCACCAATCTGTTGATTCTTGATGAGACTTTTGATTCGTCTCTGGACGAGGATGGGGTTGACAACCTGATGAAAATCCTGCATACTTTGGGAGAAGAAACCAACGTGTTTGTAATCTCTCACAAGTCTGAACTAGAGGACGCACAGTTCCAACGCAAGATTGAATTTGTTAAAGAGAGGAACTTCAGTAAGATGCGGGTAGCTGCGTAATGGGTAAGATTCATATCGTGGACAACTTCTTTGAAGACAAGGACATCCAGAAAATTTCTGGTTACCTAAATTCGGTCTTGTATGAAAACGAGGCCGCAGGCAAACATAAGTTCAATTGTAATATGTTTGACTGGGGAGCTCAATTAAATCGTATTGATGGAAAAGATACGGAGACCCCATATCTTGTTCTCATCCATGAAATCCATAAGAACAATGCCAAAATTGATGAATGGTTGACTGGTCTTGTTAACCGTTTGGTTGAACCATATGGATACAAGGTTGTTTATGGGCCTATGTTCCATATCTGGACACCACAGTCTAGAATTAACTGGCATTGTGACTACTCACCGAAACTTGATCCCCGAAGGCACGGTGCATTGACTGTATATTTAAATCGCAAATGGGGGCTTGACAAAGGTGGTGAGTTTCTGTATACTATGGATATTGATGATAAAGATTCAGTCGAAAGGGTGACGCCTGCATATAACAGGGCTGTCGTTCTAGAGGCTGATGTTCATCACAAGACTACACCAGTGTATGAGGGCAACCTCAGAAAAAGTTTACAAATTTGGTTGACTAAACTATAAGCGGAGTATATAATGCAACTGTCTGATCGTACCATGTCGGTACTTAAAAATTATGCAACTATTAATCCCAACATTGTTATCAATGAAGGGAAGGTACTGAACACGGTTTCTGTAGCGAGGAATCTTTTTTCTAAGACCTCTATTGAGGAATCGTTTCCAGTTGGGTTTGGCATCTATGACCTCAATGAGTTCCTTGGTGTACTCTCTTTGGTTGATCGACCAAATCTTAAGTTTGAAAAGGACTATGTGGTAGTGGGTGACTCAACGGGTCGTTCTCGTATCAAATATTTCTTTTCTGATCCTGACCTCTTGACACAACCATCGAAAGATGTTATTATGCCTGAAAGCGAGGTTAAGTTCACTCTAGATAATGATACATTGAATCGAATCAAGCGTGCTGCACAAGCTCTTGGCCACACACAAATCTCAATCACGCCTAATAATCGTGCTATTCAGATTTCTGTTGTTGATGTCAAGGACAACACCAGTAACACTTTTTCGATTGATGTCGATGGGTCATATCCAGCGGGGGTTGATTTCAACCTTATTCTGAATGTGAGCAATCTTAAGATTGTTAACGAAGATTTCGATGTATCAATCTCTTCCCGATTGATTAGTCGATTCGCTAGTAAGCAGTCTGACATTGAATACTTTATTGCACTTGAAAAATCATCTACTTATGGAGCCTAAAATGACTAAAGCAGCAACTCAAGACCACACTCAGATTTATGAACTTGGTAACCGTGTGGCACGTTCTACCATTGCAGTGATTGACACTGTGGTACAACGTGGTGGATTTAAGGGAGAAGAACTCTCTACTATCGGCCAACTCCGTGATCAGGCGGTACAGGTTATCCAGTTGGCAGAAGCCTTCCAGTCTGAGCAGACAGGTGAGACGAAGTAATGTCACAGCTCGCCCTGGCCGGATGGTGGCCCGACTACGTTCCTGACGTAGTATTTCACATGCGTGAACGTGACGAGTCTATCGGAGGGGACAATCCCTTCCGGTGGGTTCGGAAGACTACGGCAGAACTCTTTGGTGGTAAACGGGTTATCGTCTTTGGTC